TCGGGTCCATCAAGGTTGATGGTGAATGTTGTCTGGGGTTGTGTTTTTTGTATCATTTTGTGGTAGTTTTTATTTTTGAAGAATTGCTTTCTCAGGTTAAAATTAAAAACCTTTTAAATATTTTCTAACTTTTTTTAAGAAATTTTAATATACTTTAACAATTAAAGACCATTTTTCAATTGTATTAATTTATAGTAATTATATTTATTCATTTTCATGGAATTTAATTCCTCTTTTGTTAATTCAAGTTTATTTTTTAAATCTCCGTCACTTTCAGTTAATAGTTTGTCAATTTTATTAAAAATATCTTCTTTAATTGTTGTAAAGTTTGTGATAAATTCATCATTAGATAAAGAAAGAATACTAACTAATTCAGATTTTTCTTCTTCATTTAATGCCATGTTATAATAATTGTTAAAGTTAGATGTCAGAACAGTATTTAATAAATTTTCATTAATAGTAATGTCAATTTCTTCTTCTTTCGGTTTAACCGTTGTTAAATATTCCACTAAATATTTTTTTGCAATTAATTTTTTGTCAATGTTTTTAAGACTGTCATGTTCACATAGTGTGTCTAAATGTTCATACAATAATTCATTTTCAATTTCAAAATCTGATGTACTTTCATTTATAAAATCATATTTTTTATCTTTCAAAAAATCTAATTTACCTTTTAACTGTTCTGACAAGATATCCACATATTGTTTTGCTAATTCAGTATCATTAAAATATTTTTTTTCAATACTTTCATAGAAAAGATACATTTCTCTAAGTTCTTTACTTTTTTTGAATGTATTTAAAACATTTTTCATTCTTTCTCTATTTTGATTGGTGAATGATTCTGTTAAAATATTTAATATTTGTTTTTTAAATTTCATAATAATTGACGATGTTAAAGTTTTATTTATATATAAATATATTAATCATTTAAAATATTATCTAATCTGGCATTTATTTCTTTTATATTTTTTTGTGCCTTTTCCATATCAAATAAATCATCTAAATCAAAATCTTCATTTAACATAGATAAAATATTTCTTTTTTTATTTTTGGTTACAATTTCCATTTCCATTAATGGTTCACCACCGCCAGCAGGGGGTGCTGGGGTGTCACCACCCATTTCAGCTCCCATATCTAATGACGCTCCGACTTCTCCACCCATTTCACCACCTTCGGCAGGATTAACGGACATTAATTTTTCTCGTTCGTCTTCAGGAATACCATATTTTTTATCAACCTCATCAAATACACCTGAACGTTTAATGATTGTGTTACTAGCCATTAATTCTGATCCAATTGCACGTTCTAATCTTTGTTGTTGTAAATCAAGAATAATTTCACTATCACTCATACCTAAGATATTTCTTTTTGCCCAAGTATGTGATACTGGAAGAATACCGATTTGTGATTGGTCGGTTGTTGCATCTTTATATAATGTAACTTTTTCTTTCCATTGTTCAATTCTTAACAAATCAGATTGTGCAGATGGATTAGTTAATGATAACGTAAAGTTATTTAATTCATCTTCCAATCCTAATAGAAATAAATGAATTAATGCAATTTTATTTAATTCTTGTATTAGTGATTTTTGAATCTTATTGATTGTTCTCGCAAATCTAATATCCATTAATGCTAGATTTTTACCATCACCAACAACTTCTTCAAAACCTAAGAACGCTTTTGGTATACGAAGTGCTGCCAATAATTTCTTTTGAATATATTCAATATCCGCAATTTCACCTAAGTTTTGTGCACCTGGTAATGTTTCAATAGGACTTGCTTGATTAGGGTCACGAACAGGAATAAAATAATCTTGGTCAACTGACATTTGATTATATCTCATATCAACGTTACCATTACGAGGGTCAACAACTTGGTCACGTTTAAATTTACTTGCAATTTTTTGTACATATGGTTCAATGTCTTTATCATCCATATTACCAACAAAAATTTTAAATACACGTCTCTCAGGTGCTCTTGATGTACGATAAATTAACATCGCATCCTCAGCTAACATTAATTGTTTCCAAATACGTCTTACTTTATCTAACATTGAAGTACCATATGGTAATTTTCTATCATCACCCAATATTCTAAAGTGAGCAATTTCCCATGCTTGAAATTCCATGTCTTTATTTTTCCATGCAAATCTCAATTCTCTAGTTGGCATCGAATTATCAGTTCTTGTTTGAACATTCATTGTTGATTTAATTGCGGACGCACCTTCAATTCTTTCAATTTCAATATTAGGTAATTGTTGACAACCAACAATACCATTTTGTTGATCAATTTTTAAATAAACGAAATCATCACCATATTTACACATACCACGAGCCCATAATTGTAGATTTGTGTTAATATCTAATATGTTTTCGAATAAGTCTGTCAATATGTTTTTTATTCGTTTTGAATCAGAAAAAATTGTTAATATCTCACCTTTTTCTGATGGTGTACAACTTTCCTCTGCGTATATATCTAATGCCGCTGAAATTTCAGGAAAAAATTCCATTGATTCAAAATCATAATATGCAGATAATCGATTTGGTTCATAATATACTGATTGATTGTATAATGATTGATCCAATTTTGACCATTTATCCGCAATATATTGACTTTGTTGTGCTTGTAACAACGCCCTTTCAAAATCCTCTCTTGAGTCGGTTTTCAGAATGTCCTTCTTAGAGTATTGAAATGATTGTGGTGGTGTTTCTTTAGTATTACCTTGATATCCAAAAGTTTGTGTTAATTTTTGAAATACAGTTAAATTTTGTTTTGCCATTATATTTTGTTTTATTATATAAATATACTTAAAAATTATTTAAATGAAAATAGTTTATCGTTTTTTACCAAATAACCATGAATATTCGTTATATGCATTTTTATCTGATACTGATGGTGTTGGGGGACTACCCATAAACATTTGTCCAACCGAATCCATGTCTTTACCATATGAATAGAATAATTCATTTGGGTGATAACTCTTTTCTGACATCGTCCATGACTCCATCATTGATTTATTTATTTCTTCACTTCTTTTTAATTGTGAAAATGAAATATCACCAACATATAATGCCATAGCTAATGCCATAATAGCGTCATCATGAGCACCTTTCATGTGGTCTGGTCTACCATTTAAATATACAAAAGTATTTATTTCATTCATTAATCTTTGTGAACGAACAACAAATCCATTTCTTAACTGTTCTTCAAATGCCGCAACAATTTGAACACGTTTATTATTGAAATTAATACCAGGAATTTTTTCTAATACTTTAGAATTGTATTCCCAAACGTTTTTAACATTAGTACCATCAATAAACATATCCTTATATCCCATCTCTTGTAATTTTCGAGATGTTGCTACGCCCATACCACCTGTTATATCGACAACAATAAAAGCACTATATAATACACCCCATTTATACATAATAGCAGCCAAATCATCTGGTGGTATTTTACCAACATATTCTAGTACTTGTTCTCTTTCATCAAAATCTATAATTGATATAGCTGAATAGTCTTCACTATCACCCCTAGATACGTCGCCCGATAAAATATATCTATGTCCTTGTATTGGTTCTTTCCATTGCCACAAAGCACCACTCATATATCTTTCAATTGGTGGTTTTATCATATTTTTCAAAATACGTTCTTGTACATCACTTGGAATTACACTATCACCTGACCCTAAAAACTCACCATTTATCTCTTGGTTCATTTTTCGTTTATCATATTTTAGTTTTTTGGCCATTGCTTCATACCATGAGGAATATGGTTTATAACCCTCTTCTAATAATTTTTCATAATTATCAAATGTATGATCTTCGTGGGTAATTTCATCATCATCATATTCTTGTCTATTTAACATATAATGAATAATGTCATCAACTTTAACCCATTTTAAGTCTTTATTATAACGAGGGTCTTTGAACCAACGTAAGTCAGTTATTTTAAATTCATTTACACCTCTGGTTGCTTGGTCATAAATTGGATAATAAATTTTATCATAACCATTTGGAGTTGAAATTAATATAATCTTACCCCCAGTTGAAAGTGATGCCATAGATGCAGCCCAAAAGTCTTCACCCGCTTCAATATACGCTGCCTCATCAAAAACTAATATTGTTGGTGTATAACTACGTAACGCATCCGTTGATGTAGCCACAGCTTTTACTTCACAACCATTATTTAGTTTAAATCTACTTTCAGCATTTTTATCAGGAGAAAATCCAACATTCATCCAATCAGGCCATTGTTCCAAAAAGTGTCTGATTTTATTAGTCATTTCAATTGCAGAGTCTCGTTTATTGGCGATAATAAGTACCCTTTCAGGATTTTCAGGTTTTGCTATTTGTAATTTTTTTGAAATCCAAGCTGCAGTTACAGTTGATACCCCAGCCTGACGATATTTTTTTGTTATATTGTCATTGTAATTTTCATAGTCTAATAATAATTGAATCTGGTCAGGAAATAAATCTAATGGTACATATTTTTTTTGCGTATTATCATATGTCTGTAAATAAGTTTTTAACGCATATGGTGTATCTTTAATAATTCTAGCGTACTCCTTTAATTGTTCTATTCTATTCATGATATAAATATATGTTTTATAATATATAAATATCCTATAAATAAAAAAACCCATCATATCAATATGATAGGTTTTCTTATAAAGAAAAAACACCGATTATTCATCGGTGTCTTCCATTTCTTCTTCGTTGATATTGTTATCAACTTTTCTCATTAATTCGTTCATCATTTGTTTACCCTCATCTGAACCTTTCATAATTTCTCTCATAAAATAAAGAAATTCTCTTGCAGGTAATTTAAAGATTTCAACTAATAAATAATTTTGAAGTTCAACTTTTTCTTCATCCATTATAATTTCAATTGGAAATTGTGATCGTAATCTTTTCCAAATTGACGGGCCTAATCTTAAATCCCAAGTTTCATTTTCAATAGTTTCTTCTTGTTCAGCAAAATCAGAATAATTTTCAGGTAAACCATGTATAGCAAATACTTCCATAATGCCTTTGATTAATTCATGAACTAATGTTGGGAAATTAACCGCCCTTACATATATTGTTGGTGGAGTAGTATTTCTATCAATTTCTTCTTTTGCCGCATAAGAACCCTCGCCATCTCCACCTCCAGCCATTTTAAGAAATATTTCAGGTAATTGCCAATACATTGCATCATTTATACTCATCATAGCACCATATAAATCAACAATATTATCATTACCAATAATTTGTTTTATTCTGTCTTCAACAATATGATACATATAGTGCCCACGTTTTGATGAACCTTGTATAATAGTGTTAATTAAACGTCTCTTAGCAATTTCTAATTCCTGATCATTATTTAATGGAAGTTCAATTTCTTCAATTTCAACTTCAGATGAATTAGTTTGTTCACCACCATCACCATGATTAAAATTTGAACCATCAATATCTGATTGGTCAACAATTTTGACATCATATATAAACGAACCTTCAGGAATACCCATTTCTTTTGTTACCAATTCAATGGCTAAATTTTCCAATTCGGTACGATGATTATATTCTAATGTAATAATACTATTGTGATAATGACTCATTGGTGTCATTAAACTTATAAAGTTATTATTAGTTAAAACAAAATCAGTTTTATTGTATTTTCTAAAATTTTCAATAATATCTTTATATCTTTCTGATGCTAACACTTCTTGGAAATTACTGTATGGTTCTTCTAATTGTGTAGGAAAAGGTATTTTAGATAATGTTGTATCATTATTTGCTAATTTTTCTACTAAACCTTTATTTGGTCTATCGGGGGTTTCAAATTTCATTGACATAATAGTACGTTTTTAAATTATGGTACAAAGATATAAATAATATTTGAAACTACCAAACATTTCATAAAAAAACCATCAATTTTATTTGATGGTTTTTTATTGTTATTTTTTTCTTTCTTGTAAATCTGATGGTATATATAAACGTTTGTCTTGTTGTTTATTCTTACTTAATTCTTTCTCAGCTTCTTTTCTTTGGTCATCAAACCAACCTTTTCTTTTATTTTTAAAGAAAGAATCTTTATCATTATCCATAAACATAGGTGAATTTTTCACTAAAAATTGTTTAAATACATATTTTGCATCGTTTAAACTATATTTCTCAATTATATCAATATAAGCTAAAATTTTAGTAGCGATTTTTCTATTTTCATTTTTGCCATATAATTTACTTAATTCTTTTTTCATGTAAAGTAAAAAATCGATAGAATCTTGAGAATTAATTGATTCATCCTTAACTTCGTTCAGGGGTTGATTTTCTTTCTTTTGACCCATTATTTCATCATCACCCATTTTCTCATCAGAAACTTCTGGTTTAAGTTTAATACCAACAATATATCTGAAATTACCATCTTCAGTTCTATGAGCAGTTTCAACGTGTTTGATATATGGTTTATTTGGAAATCTAGCATTGAATTTATTCATTGCATTATCATTAGCAACTTTTTGTGCCATTGATTGTTCTAAACTTGTACCATCAGCAAAAACACATTCATTAGTATCTTCAGGTAATGACATTTTTTCATATACTGATGCTTCGGTTAATTTTTGTCTAATTAAATTTACAATATCACCTTTAGTTGTCATTGTATGATAATTTTCATTTACTAACTTCTCAACCCATTCGTTAAGTTTTTTCTGTTCATCCTTTTTATTTTTTTCTGATTCTTGTAAATCTTCATCACGTTCAGGTTTGAATCTTCCAGTTTCTGATGCGTGTTGTTTTAAAGACCTTTTATACATTTTTCTTATGTATAACAAACTTGGAATACCTTCATCCTCCATATCTCTCGGATTAATAATTTCAACAGAATTTTTTTTATCTTCCATTGGATAACTATTAACAATTTTAAGTTGACCTCTTTTATTATATAGGATTGGTTCATAAATCATTGGTGATTCCCAAGTACTAGTATTATCTATTACACTAATTGGGTCGCCATTTTTATCAACTGCCTGTGATATTAATGTATTAATTTCATCAACCAATTTTTGTATTTTACGTTTTCTTAAATCACGTCCAATTGATAGTGGGGTTTCTTCATCCATTTCAGATTTACCACATTCATTACATTCTTCCTCTTCTTTCAAATCATCTTCTGTAACATTTACGTTAATTCCTTTTCGATTTAAATCTGTAACAACGTTTTTTAAATTAGGATTTTTAGAACTAACTGTTGCGGTTGGTTTTATACCTGTAGTTGTTGTTTGTTCTGTTAAAATTCTATCAGATAATACATTAAGTTGGATATCATTCAGTTTTGCTAATGTTTCATGTGTAAAACCCTCAGCAATTAACAATTTTATTATTTGATTTCTTTTCATTTTATTTCATTTTTATTTCTTCGGTTATTAATTTTAATTATTTAGATTTCATCAACTGCGTCTATCATACCAAAAAAATCAGAATTTTGAACAAGTTCTAAAACTATGTCTGAGTTTTTTAATAAACCAACCAAGTCTATTTTTTCAAGACTTGGCGGTATTGATCTTCCTGAAGATGGTATAATAAACCATTCATCTTCTAGGACTTCTTTATTTTTACTAAATATAAATTCGTATTGATGTTGTCCTTTATAATCTTTTCCTAATTCATTAATATAAATAAGATACATTAGTTAATACGATATTTTTTAATTATATCTTTAATTTCATTAAGTGAAGTTAATTCATCATTATATGATGGTCTTCTACGATTTCTTTGACTTGTTGTACCATAATCTTCAGTTTCATCTTCTTCATCATCATGGTAAGTATCAAAATCAAAATCAAATTCTTCTTCATCTTCAGGTTCAACTTCATCATCAAAACTTACAGGAAGTTTTTCATCAATATTTAAATCATCACCTTCAATGTCATAGAAATTTGGATTTTCTGATGGGTCAACATAATCTTCATCATCAAAATATTCAGATAAATCTCGTTCATTCATAAATCCACCTTTAGTTTCACTAAAATCCATTACTTTAGTTAATTTTGGATCGTTTAATGCGGTAAGATAAATTTTTCTTGAAGTATCAGCCTCTTTTGTTTCCATATTAAATGGAACTAAAAATGGTTTACCTTCTCTGTAATTAACTGCACATTGGTATTCACCAGTTAAACCTTCAACAGTAACAATATCACCGATATTTAAATTTTCTTCAGTTTCTTCATCTGACATTGAATTATCTTCGGGTTGTTGTTCATAATTAAAATCATCTTCTTCATAGATTTCGAAATCATCATCATTATCATAATAATTACCATTTTGGTCAATTTCGTCATCCTCAAATTCATTTGAAATGTCAACCATTTCATCATCATCTTCAAAATTAAAATCAGTATTAGTTAATTCTTCTAATGATGCATATGTTTCACCTAGTTCATCTTCAGGTGTTTCTTGAGTTTCAGGTTCTGGTATTTCTTCATCTGATGACATTTCTTCACCATCACCAAAATCTTCTTCACCTTCTAATTTATCAAGAATTTCTTCTTTATCTTCATCATCCAATTGTTCAGGATCATATGCTGATATTATCATGTTTAATACATATTTAATATCATCACTTTCAATTTCTTCAAACTCTCTCATTTTTTGAGTAAGTTTACCTGTATATTTTTGAATATCTTTTAATGGATCACCAGTTTCTTCATCCTCACCTTCAACTCCAGTTGATAGTTCATCACCCATATCCATATCACCTTCTGGTGCTGGTGGTAATTCTCCCTCTGGACTTGCAGGAACATCACCTTCAGGTGCTGGCGGTAGTTCAGTTTCCGCAGGTGCTGGCGGCATTTGTTCATTTGGAATTTGTGAAGTTGATTTGTTTTTTAACACATATCTTGTTGCTTCATTTAATTCTTCTTGACCCTTTAGGAATTCTAATTTTTTAAGTGCATCGTTATATGTTGAAAAACGATTTTTGTTTTTCATGTATAAACCTCCAATATAATCTAATGAACTTTCGTTAATTCCTTTTTTAACGTAATATCCGTCCTTTTCTTTTTCAATTCCATAAACGGAATTTTTACCCTCAACAATTAAATCATATTTCTTGTTGTTTGTGTTATTTTCATTAATTGGATTCTGATAATAAGTGAGTTCAAGGATTCTATTTAATTTTTCATCTCCTTTTAGTTTCTCACTACCTAGTGGTTTTAATTCTCCCATTTTATTTATTAATTATAATTAATTATTTCTATATAAATATATTGTATTTAATAAAAAAATCATATAAATACAAAAAATAATTTTTTTATTTACCAAACATAAAAATTTAATTCATAATTATTTTCAAACTCCAGACCCATATTATAGACTTGAATATTTAAAGTTTTACGAATTGGTCTACCGTCTTTTAATAAACCAATCGATGCACGAGTTGTTTGTCCTTCTTTCGGTTTACCTTGTCCTGTGGATATTTCATTCCACCAATCTTCCTCGTCAACTTCAAATCCTTTATTTTCAACATATTCTCTTGCGTATTGAACAGCTGCTGAAAATGTTCTAAAATATGTTTCTCTTTTGTTTTTTTTACCTTCAGTAACTAATTTTTTAACAAAATTTTTAAATTGGGTTTCAGTAATAATTGCTTTCATTGTTTTAGTGATAATTTATTGTTTATTATTTTTGTTTTAATATCCATCAATTTTTTGATATATCCATTTCTTCTTAAATACTTAAAAACTAAATTTTCATATGAAAATTCCCCATCGGTACTTAATCCACTTTTTCTCATTTTTTTTATTTTAGCATATACTTTGGTAATATCTTCTTGAACATCTTGACCATCTTTGAATTTATCAACAATATTATCAATACTATTCATATATTGATTACTCTTTTGAAGAATTTTATTTTCATCGATATCAACTTTGTTTCTTTCGGGGGTATTAATCCATTTATTGTTTAATATTGAATAAATACCACTGGCAGTATGTTCTTCTTTGAGGTCTTGAACATATATTTCAACATCATAACCTTTTATTTTAACATCATACGTTTCATTCCATGAGAATTTTTTTGCATCAAAAAATTGTTTCAACAATTCTTCATTATGATTTGTTTCATCATAATCAATTACAATATGTAAATCAACATCAGAAAAATTTGACCATCCATAACTTGCCAAAGATCCTGTTAATACAATATCATGTACAAAAAAATCAACACCCAAAAAATCTATGAAATTATTGGATATTGATAAAAGTTTTTTCCTGATATCTGAATTCATTTTTTTATTTTCATCAAATATATCAGGGGATAATGTTTTTTTAGGATAAAAACTTTTTAATATTTTGTCACCTTTTCCGTCATTTAATAATAGTTCAACTAATGATTGTTCATTCATTTGACTTTTTTATATGGGTATTTATCTTTTATTTCTTTAACAAAGAATTTACCCTGTGATTCAGATTGTCTCATTTGAATAAATCTTTCCCAAGGTACATTGTTATACAAATAAATACTTCCATTTTTAAAAGTGACTGATAAATCTTCAGGATCAGTATTAAATTCCGCGTGAA